TCCACCGTGACGTTCATCGTCACGTTTGCTGTGGCAATGGCAGGCTCAAAAATTGTGAGGTTATTGGTTATAGCAACCTCTTGAGTTGTTGCGTGAGCCGGTTGTTGGTGATCCGCTAACCCGAAAGGGTGTTTGATCGTTGCTGTTGTTGTCGTTGCCATTAGATGTTATTTTCAAATAGTATAGCGATTCCTTTTTTGTCGTTACGAGCGGCGACAGCGCCGAACATTGCCAGCCCTGACATGATATGTCCATACAACTCAGGTCTGTATTCTGATACATCCACGCGGGTTGCACCTTGCGCCAAGCGCACATAGTTAGGGCTGTAAAAGACTGCGGCGTTTTGGTCTGATGCTGCTTCTGCTGCACCTTCAGCTACCAGCACGTCGGAAGTGTTGAGCGTGATAGCCTCACTTCTTACATACCAATCGAAGCCCATTGCACGAGCCAACACACCCGAAGGCAAGCCATTACGGCCCGGCCCGGCTTTCTCCGAATCGGTGAACTGTGCTATTTTGAGCAAGTCCGATTTCATGGAGTAGGGAATTACCGCTACGCCCATTAGATCCTCGTTTTCTGGCAATACATCGGTTTTGTGGAAAATCTGCTGAACACTCACAAGGTCAGCGATTGCAACCGACGCGCGGTTACCTGTTTGCACGCCGTTTTTGCTTTCCACGGCACGGGTTGCGCCTGTTGTCGGAATTTTAACCGTTACGCCCGTGGCCCATTTTACAAGGGCACGCTTTGCCATTTTCTCGCGTATGGCAAGAATATGATCTTTGAGAATATCGGCACGTTTGTTCATGCCCCCCATTTCAATAAGGGTTTCCAGGTTGCGTAGCAACGTTGGGTCAGACGTTAATTCCTCCATTTCGTAATTGTGTGGGACGTCCGTGCGCTGATTTATTGGAGCTGGCAACACGTTACGGTTTACCTCAACCGTTGGCACCGCACCAGCGTTTTGAAGTTCAACTGAGTTGTTGTTGACCTTGTCGTCGTCACGCTTTGCCCGTGTCATGAACCCCGTGGATGGGAATAGATTCGGGACGATTTCATTTGTGAAAAGGCGGGTTAAAAGTTCTGCTGCCATGTCTTTATGCTATTTTTTTGTTGCGTTCTTTTTCTTGCCATTTGGCCACGAGCTTGGTGTATTTCTCAGGATCATTATCCATCATGTCATACAACTTTTTAGTGTCGTTGTTGGCGAGAAACTCATAGGTTTCTTCCTCCACAACTTCAGCGCCTTCAGCCTTCATATGGGCAACAACCGAAGAGCGTTGCGCTACCTTGCTGTCAAGCATTGCCTTGAATGCTTCCGGTGAATCGACAGCCATCTTGACAAACTGATCTTTGAGTTCTGCCTTGTCGGAAAGTTTCTTGTCCTTGATTGCTGCCTCGACAATCGCCTTACCTGCGGCCTGCACGGCCAATTTTTCAGCGTCTTCTTTTGCTTTCAGTTTCGCTTTAAGGTCTGCGATTTCAGTATCCTTGGCAGTCATTGCCGTCGTGTTTGCTTCGAGTTTTGCCTGAACGTCAGCAATGATCTTCAGGGCATCACCTTCATTTTCTTTTGCCATTTCTTTTTCGATTAGTTGGTTATAAACTGCGTAAAGGGCATACGGATCTTTTTCCTCGCCCTGAAGTTCCACCTCTGTTGGAATGACCTCGTCGATCAGCCCTTTGGTTTTCATTTCCTTTGCTGTAAGCCACGTGTCAGGGGCATCCTCTTTAAGCATGTCCTCCACTTGGTGCTTAGTAAAATTTGAGAGTTTTTGAAGTAGGTTTGACAGTGAGTCGCGCATCATGTCGACCATTGATTTATCCGACCCTTGAGGACCGTGAATCATTCCCTTACTGTACTCATAGCCTGATCGGTGCGATCCTGATAGTAGGATGTTTAATCCCATTGAGGCTGCAATACCTATGTTTTGGGTTTTGGCGCCGGTCTGACGGATGGCGTCGATAATAGAGAACCCATCCAAAATATTACCACCGGGGCAATTGATTTTTACACAAATGTTTTTGCCTTGTGACCGCCAGAAATACATTTCTTCGGCGAAGACGGCGCCTATGATTGTCCGTGGTTGTTTTGAAGATGGTTGGCCGATAGGTAGGCCCAATAGCATGTAAACATCATTGTTTCCAATCTCGTTGGTGTAGTGAAACTCACGCTGAAACGCTGGATACTTGGCCATTTCTGGTAATTCGTCCAATTCTGGGATGAATTACCACAATAGGATTGATAAAAACAAATTGGGACTAAAAAAATATTTTTATGTGTTGATGGTCGACCATGATCCCCAAGGTCCGGATGGAGATGCATAAGTGCGTTCGAATATATCACCTGCATTGGTGCCCACCGTACAAAACGCAAGCTGAACGAATCCGCCGTTATTCTCATTGTGTGAGATCAATACTATCCATTTGTTGCCAGCCGTGGCGTTAGGAGCATTAGCTGCAGTATGGATTATAAATTGAATTCCAGGCGCAAACATGGTATCCACATCAGTCGTTGGGGAATAGACCTCATGTGTCATTATTGAGCTGTCAACTTCGTCGGAAGAAATGTTTCCGGCCATCAAACGAATTCGTCGCGAGTCTGGTGCTGTCAGGTTGGCTATTGTAATGTATTGCCCGGCCCCCGGCGTGGAGGCACCCAACTCCGCACCTTTTGTTTCAGTAAGGTTGTGTGTGGTTCCGTCGGCAAATGTTCTTGATTCTGTTGTTGGTGTAGACGGCTGAATAAATTTGTTGAACGTTTGATTAGTCGCCGCCGCAATGCGCATAAACTCTCCGTTAAGATATACGATCCCGGCAGTCATGTCGAAGTTGGCGGCATTAGCTGATAACACACAACCAGAAATAATAACACCCTGTGTGTCGGCGTCATGCTGAGATAATATCCCTTCAATGACGTCCCACAACTCAGCGTTGAATATTTCGCGCATATCATTCTTGAAGAATGGTGCTCCGCCGAGATCTGTTGCACTTACAATCTTTTTCATAGTGCGTGTACCTTAAAATTATTAATACGTTAAAATTATAAACTTTGGCCCTGCTAATTTGTATAAATACGTTTGTGCCCTTACCTGCCGTTCAAGCTCTACGGTATGAATGCCTACAGGGATCAATACCTTAAAATCATAGTCTATGGTCGGTGGTTCTGAATCTTCAAAGAAATAAACCGGATCATTCTCTACCTGTTCAGAAAAATACACAGGTACAAGCTCACTTTGTTCATAGAAATACGTGTTCTGTCCAATGTCCTGATTCGTTTCAATAATAATAAATGGCGCTGAGGTGATCCCGAACAAATCATTTAGCGCCGCTTGTAATACTATCTTTTGTCCATTCCACGTTGAGCGCTTCACCTCCTGGGCTTCAAACGCTTTCATCGCGTTGGTCTGTGTTTGTAGTGGTTCCAGCAACGCCGTTATAAACTTGTGAAGCGTAGCACCTACTCCATTCTTGATAAGTAAAATATCTTTCATAACTCTACCACCACACTGTTAACGATTATTGTCGGGAACCGCCTGGCGTCTACCATTGGTCGGGGAAAAACATCGTTTTGTAATTGCACCCTTATCGCCCGTTGAACTTCCTGCGGACTTTGTGTCCCTTGTAAAAACCGCCATATCCCTACCCCTATAGGTGGAAACTCTTTCCATGCTCCGGGTGAGGATTCAATCAGGTAATGGATATACTGATTTTCGGGATCTCCCACCTTAAAGTCATCGTCTACCTCTGAGAAATCAGCCGACCTAACTACTGGAGGAAGTAGCTTTAATACTTGTGTGTCCCAATTAGCATCAAATAAACTCATACACTTTCCTCCTGCATGGTTAACGTGTCGGTCAAGGTGTTGCTTGCTGTATCCTCGGAGATCAAGTACCCCGCCACGGTTGTGTAATATCCCTGCACATCAATGGATGTAGCGGAGCCAAGCGCCACAGACTCCATCCGCGCCTTTATATCGGTAAGCACCACACGACTAACGCCGGGGACGGCCTGGATCGCATCCACGAGTTTTATCATGAATACCGTACCGTCAAAGGCTACATCCTGAAATGTTGCAAAGAATTCATCTATGGCCGCTATGACATCCGCTTTGACGTCGGCCTCAATATATTGACCCAGAAAATATACTGTTGCCTCTACTCTCATTCGGTCGGGTTCCAGGTTAACAAATGAAGCACGCACCCCAGCGAACCCTATCCCTTCCGTTGTAGCAGTTCCGTAGTAGTAATCCGTCAGCGCCGAAAGCTCCGGGCCTGTCAATGGACCAAGTGATGGAATTACTCCTTTCGCTACTTTAATTGCCACTATCCCTGATCCTAATTCCTTAACTGACACCCGCGTTATAATTCGAGCCGATTCATCCACCGGGTCGTAACCAGGAACAAAGTCTGTTAGTATCACCACATCACCATACTGAAAGTTTAGTATCTGCCGCTGTACCCATTTGGCATTTCCCGCTGGGGCGCTGTCAGCAATACCTTGAATGGTAGACTGTAAAATATCAATCATTACCTCTAAAGTATACAACGCGGCGGCTACTGTAAATATAATCAAGTTGAAAACAGAGACTTGCGAGCCGCCATCTTCAGGAAAAAGATAGGCGTCTAGCTCATGGAATGTCCTGATCTTGGCTTTCATTTCCGCTTTTATTACTTCCAGTGTGCGTGCCATTTATTCAAAAGGAGGTTTAGGAAACGTATCATCAAATATTCCACCCGATGGAATTGGTTCATTCAAAAAAAAATCTATCTCCAGGTTTACCGGAGTGATTGCCGTACCCACATTATAGGCCACCGTGGAGCGGTATCGCGTTCGGTAGTCAATGTAGGGTCTATCTACGTTTTTATGATCCTCATCGAACTCAGGTGTAACTTCCTGAAAGGAGGTGAATATTAACCCCGAGGCATCCGTGGGGCGCATAAGGTGAATGGCTTGGTAAAAGAGGTCGCAGAAGTCGAACGTCTCAAGCCGCTCGTGTTTGTGAGAAACGATCCCAAACCTAAATCTTACGATGAGAAAATAGTCCTTAATGCCAAGGCAATAGTTATTGACCTCATTAATAATGAATTCCACGTAACAGGCAGGGTAAATAATGGCTTGCTCAGTTCGGTCGATGTCAGCTTTATTAAATTGGTCATTGAAAAGGTGGACTTTCAGCGTGGGTATGCGCGTTTCAATACGGGTTTTGATGTAGTTGAAAAAGGCCTTCATTAGCTGTATTTCTTCAAGAAACGTAACACCAACCTATGATTTATACGCTCTAACCGTCTGGATTTGCCTATCATTTGCCGCTTAGGTAGTGTTCTGGTCCCCGTATTGTGCAATGCCATATATGGTACTAATGTACCAACTTTGCGCGTATTCCCATTACGGGACAATACTTTTATGCTTTGCCGGCCCCTTCCCGTTTTCACTAATAGCCTCCTGCCGGGGTCGGGTTGTTTTCGTCGCGCCCAACGCTTGGGGGCTTCGTCAATAAACGCTTCAGCATTGAAGTTGTCCACCTTGAAATGATTCACGGCATTATTGGCCATCTTGTCGAGAACAACCTGTAGCTCGGCTTTCATCCTTCCGGCGATCTTATGAAAATTAAACTTGCTCATAGCCGTGGCATGTTGTAATTATTAGCCCTGAACTCCGCGTCGCCACGCGCCACTTGAAAGTAAGGATGAAACTTTGGGTTAAAAATCAGCTTATCCTTTCCAGGGTTCATTTTGAAAACGTTGGGATATTCCTTTTCTCCCCACGGTATCTCTGGAGTCTCTCCAGTTTCTTTGGTATACTTACCATGCTGGGTAACAAAGCAACGACAATTCCAAGCTAGTGGGGGTATCATCGTATTCCAAAACGGATCTACCACGGGCTTGGTAATACCGTTAAGGATAGCATGTTCATCCCTTACACGCGCGTCGCCTTGAGTGTGAAACCTGAGCATGGGCAAGGATTCTTTTTCATCCTCAAATAGTGTCCATTGCTTTGCTGATTCGCTCTGCTTTATGGCTGTGTTATACTCGGTTTTGAGATAAGTTTTATTGTATGTCGAGAAGACCTTATCAGCTAATTTCTTGAACTCTCCGAAGGTTGATTGCTGTCCAGCGATATTAATAAATTGGCTCATTTCACGAACCTGTGAATATTGTTTTGCCGCTGAGAAAACATAGATGTTACGGCGCAACCCCTGCAAGACTTCGTACTCACTTGATGTGAATGGTACCTGCATTAGGTCATAACCCCAACCCTCATAAAGCGCCTGCTCCAATAGGTGGCCTACCTTGTAATGATAGCCAAGGTTTAAATTGTTTTTGGTTATGATCCGGTTATAGACTGCCAGCGTGTAAAACTCGATCTCGCTTTCATTAAACAGGTTGGACAGGTTGGGAATCGGGTCGACCTTCTCGACATTTAGAACGGTAAGGTGTTTTTTAATCCATGCCAGCATAAAGGTTTTTTAGCTCTTTAGCTGTTTGCAGTGGCGTGGTGGCTGGTTCAAGTTCTTTCTTTTTGACAGGTACGCCGTAGGTGTCAGTAATATATTTAGGATCAATTTCAAAACCCATTGTTGCGATCTTTGCGTCGATTTCCGCTTTGTCTTTTAACGGCACTTTCTCTGTCGTATCCCAATCGAAGCTGCAACCCTCCCAATTAAAGCCGAGGTTCTCCATGAAGGGGAAAAGCCGCGTGTTAACAAGATGTTTGATAAACTTAGCGTCGTTGTCGCCGTACATATTGGCCACATTCTCGCCGGTTTCACCAACAACCCTGCCGGTATTGTTTGTAACAACGTCCTGCCCCCAGATACGTTTGGCGACCTGCTCGTCTATGTAATGATTGAGCTCATAATAAACCTTGAAAGCGTCCGTGCGCTGAGTGCCCATGAATTCAACTTCATCATTCTTTGTGAACACACCATAGGCATTTGTGCCAAGGTTTTTTATTGCTTCGATGAACCGCGTCCGGTCCTCTCCATCTGTATCGGTTTTGCC